AATGGCTTCTTTGATGTGGCGCAATCCTCGCTTGTCGCTGGCAAAATGACAGGATGCGGCATTGCCCCGGCGTGATGCCGAGAACAGCACTTTGCAATCGTCGCGATTCCAGCGGAACACTAAGTGGTTTTCGTTGGTCGTCAGGCCCATCAGGTCGCCCGCGTAAGGCTGAAAGCTTAAATGGCTATCCATCCGGTCAGCTCCCCTGGTGATGGGTTGAACCAAAGCGTGCTGGATGCGGTGTTGATGTACATGCCGTTCAGGTTGGCGGCATACACGCCTTCAGGGTTCTGTGCGCCCCGCTGCGGGGTTAGCTCACGAAGCCTGCCCATGTAGTCGTCTATCATGAATTGAGGCCAACCAAGGCGCTCAAGGTCGGCGTAACTGACGGCGCTATCTTGTCGCATCTATTTCTACCCCCGTTATGCTGAATACGCCAGCACTCTTGCCGCGAACCCTCATGCCAAACCATCGCGGATAGTTGCCAAGCCTGCGGGCAATGATGCGTTTCTGATAATCGCCACGGTTGCCGCGATACATCAGGACTTCCGGCCCGAATACCACGCCATCCTTGGTGGTCGAGACAAACACCACATCGTTTTCAACATCGCTATGGCCTGGGGCCGTAACCAATTCCGCTGTGCTGATGGTGGTGCCGGCGCGAACAATAGGCGTATTACAGGCCCACTCAACCACCTGCCCGTATTGAGTGCAGGCCGATTGCTCCAGCTTGCCGATGCGCCCATCCTGCTTGTCGCCGTAAATCCAGCCCGATGCCTTGTCGTCAATGTTGCGCGGATCGTACACGCCGTTCACTCCGCGCCAGGGCAGTCCATCGCTACCCCACTGATACCAGATATTTTCACTGAGCTTGCGGCTTAGGCTGATGTCGTAAACCAGCGTATGATACGGCAGGTGGCAGATAGCCAGGCCCTGATCTCGGGTGTCTCGATACTCAATCTGGATGCCCGACAGCTCGAAATCCGAATACTCGTCAATAACAGAATCAATCTCTTTCGTTGATATGTTCTGGTAACTGTTGGTCAGCAGGTAAAAGCTCGGGCTGTACTCTTTGCCGCCGCCAAACACGATGAATTGACCATCGCCAATGCTGGCCTTGGCGCGAGTGCCAACAATGCCTATAGGGATAGCTGCGTTAGGTATGCGGGCAAACGGAAACTGTGCGCCTGCGTTGTTGTAGAACCGCTCTGTCGTGTATCGGTTGAACGCGATCAGCTTGTTATCAGTGGACTTCTCAATGCCCACAATTTCATCAGGCGCAAAGTCTGAACCGGCCCGCTGATTGCCGCCAAAAGTGGTTTCACCTGATCCGCTGAGCGTGGTATTCCAAAGGTTCTCGCCATCGGTAAAGATGTAATAACCGTCAATCCAGCACAGGTCGATGAAGTCACCGGCGCCCACCGGCTTCGTAACGTCAGCAACCGTTGCATCACCGTCATAGCGGTAGTATTTGCCGCCCGCAACAATGGCAATGGAGTTGAAACTGTTATCCATCACCACCTGGCCAAGGCCATCAATGTCAGTTCCGGCAATCTCAGCGACTTCGCCAAACTGGCCTACCTGAATCAGCTTATTGCCGGACACTCTCATATGCTTGCGGAAACGGTCAGACCAAAGGCCGCCACGGTCAATGCCCACGCCTTCTGCGAACTGGCTGATGCCGTCTGCGGTGCGAAGGTAGCCGGTCCATGAGCCGACAGACTGAAAGAAGCCCACCATGTTAAACGGCAGAACGTCACGCCACTCGGCATCCCCATCGACTCGCGTACCTTTAATCAGGGGAAGCTTCATGGCGTTACCGGCGTGTCGTTTTCGTCAGAAAGGAAATCGTTGTGCGTGATAATGCGATCTTCAGGGTGATAATACTTGCGGCCATAGGTCGTGTGATTGCCCTGGCCACGCGGGAAGCGGCTGGGATACTGGACCTCCTCGGCCTCAACAGTGCGATTGGCTATCGTCTGCATACCCATACTTGCGTTGCGGGAAATGCCTGGGTGAACCTGCTTCTCGAAATAAGGCGCGATAGAAATGGCGACGGAGTTGGTGACACCCATCACTGCCCAGCCAGGGATGCCGGAATCCTCGGATGCGTCAGGCTCGCCATCGGATACGATGTACCCAATACGCCGCCCCGTGGCGTTGTTCGCCAGAATCCAGTCCTCCATGTACTTGAGCGTGTCTTGAGTCTCGCCCGGATCGGCTTCAACAAAACGGGTGTTGACGCCGATCAGATTTAGAATGCGGTTTGCCAGATCACCCTTTGTCATCTGCCTGCTCCAACTTTTGCGCTATGGTTTCAGCCTTCATCTTGTGATGCGGCTTTTTGCCAAACTTTTCTTGGTAGGCGAATGACAGTGAATCCAGAACCTCGCCTTGCGTGGGGCTCTGTGGCGCCGCTGACAGATCAGACTTGTTCAGTCGCCAGCCCTCGGCAACTAATCGGGATTGCTCGTAAGTGTGTGCAGGTCGGCCAAAGATGCCGTCGCCAAAGTCTGAGCAGTGTTCATCGGGATTGGTGGTGTAGAGGTATCTCATTGCTTGCCCCGTCCAATATGTTGACAGGTAAAAGAAAGGGGGCCGAAGCCCCCTGTCTCATTACGCCGGTACGTAAATCGCGTTACCGTTCCTTGACGGATCACGGTTGACCAGTCCATACCATGTGAACAGGCGCACACGACAGTTCAACGAGCTCAGGCTGGCGTCATAAGCCATATACAGCTTGATGCCGTTATCCAGCGTCTCACTGACTACCTTCATGCCGTCGAACTCGTTCAGCGTGTCCAGGTTGCCATCAGCGTTCACAAAGCCGACTGAATCATCAGCCCAGAAGCTGTTAGCCTGGCCGCCGTTCGTGTTGACCTTTGCAACCGTCATGCCCGACACAATCGCCGTGCTGATGTTTGCGTAGGCCGCCTGCGAACTGGTGATGCCCGCCTGATCCGCCGCGATAGGCTTGGGGTAAATGGTCAGATCGCTGCCGGACTTCTCAATAACGCGGAACGTCATCAGCTGGCCGGTATTGGTCTTATCCATAACCCCTAAAGCATTCACACCTGCAAACGTGATCACATCGCCAACTTGGTAGTTGGTCGCGGCTGTCATGGTTACAGTGCCGTAACGGTAGTCGATGTTCTGGATTGAGCCGCCCACGGTCTTGAAGCCTTCAGGCACTTCAACAACATCAGCCGCCACAGTGCTGTCAGCGCCGGCAGCGGTCGGGATGGTGCCGTAGGTTGGGGCCTCAAAGGCGTCAAAGCCCGCGACGTTCCTCCCAATTTGAGCCGTTCCATAAGCCGCTTCTGTGCGACCGTTAAGGTCAGAGCGTGAGGCCAGGTCAGAGCCCATAACCTGATAGGTCCGAGGGTTGAAAAAGAAGCTTGCCCCCATGTCACGATACGCTTGCCGCTCGGAATACAGCGTTGCAGCCTCAGATACGAAGTCAAAGCCCGCTTTGCTGGACTCGTAATACATGGTGCCAGTACTGGCTACCATGTTAGCGGCCCGCAGGTTTGCGTCAGCGGAAAGCTTGCGTGAACCGGCCTGTGCACGGCGCTCCATAAAACTGCGATCACGCAATTCTTCTGCGCGAAGGGTGAACCAGTCGTTGCGCGGAGCCTCCACGTTTAGCGGGTAGGTCTGCTCGATAATGTCACCCGGTGTGACGCCCGACAGGTCAAAGCCGGACACGACGGGCGCTTGCTGCTCAACGGTCTTCCAGTACACGTTGTTCGCGTTCTGGAGGTTTACGCCGGTTTGGGTATCAACGCCCATGCGTGACGCATAGACAAAGTTATCGTTCATCTGCTTGCACGACTCGTCGTAGAAAGCCAGGATATTCTTTGCGGTTTGGTTAGCCATGATGTATTGCCTCTATCATGTGAGCTTAACCCCTCGTGCTTCCGCTTGTTTCTGAACATCACGCATGGCTTTCAGGTCGCTGGTCTTGGAGGCTTTATCGTAAGCCTCTTGCAGCTTCCGGCTGGAAGCGGGCGACCCATCACCGCGTAATGATTCATCGGGCGCAGGGGCTTTGCTGAGTCTTTTGGAATGCTTGGGTTTCAATTTCTCAGCCAGGCGCGTCATGTGGGCGATTGCCTTAAACCCGTTGGGGTCGTCTTTCAGCAACGCTTTGATCTGCGACATGGCGTTATCATTTGTGCCGATGTAGTAAGCAACTCGCTCACCACCATCTCCAACAGAATCCAACAGGTAGGCCAGTGATCCTTCGATCTTGGTGGCTTCGTCTACCTCGTCAGTGGCGCGATTCAGTGCATCGGCAACCCGGTCAACGCTGACCTTGTTATCCGTTGCAAACTTCGCGGCCCGCTTTGCCAGCCCTTCGGTCTTTGACCGCATGGCAGTGGCGTACTCATCACTTTGCTGTTTCCGCTGATTGCTCGATTCGTCAATGCGCTTGCACTCGTTAACCCACTGCTGGTACGCCCGTGAATACTGCTCTGGCGTATCAACTCCGTTCTCATACAGCAACGGTACAGGTGGGTATTGCGCTTCAGGTTGCGTCTGGCGCTGCTGTGGCTGCTGCTGGCCGGTATTCATGGCCTTCTGCATCTCAGCAATCTGCGCTTTCAGCTCGTCCACTTCAGTCTGGCGATCACTCGCCTTAGCGGACTCCTGCTGACGTTTCTTGCGCTCTTTGGTCAGCTTATGAATCAGCGCATCTTCTGCGCTAGGCTTCTGCCGGTCGGGTTCTGGCTCCCCGTCTAGCTCAAGCTCAAAATCATCCGATTCTTCAGCCTCTTCGGTATCCTCGCCTTCTTCGTCAGAACTGCCTTCCTCGGATTCTGTTTCATCCGGCTCAAGCTCATCCTGGGATTCAGGCTCATCAACCTCAGTG